AAACTTCAATTGGTAGAGGTAACGTAGGTTTCTCTACTATGAATAAAAGAAAAAGAAAAACCTACAAAGCTTATAGAGGGCAAGGAAAATGAAAGTAAAACATTTAAAAACTAAAACAGTTATTGAGTTAGCTCCACAAGAGTTAGATAAATATGCAGAGTATCTAAAAGAATTAGATAGTGCAACGACTACATTACATGAGTGTGGAGATTTATTTCTGAGTGATTTAACTAAGTTAGATAATTTAGAGTGGAGACTTAGAGATTTATTAGGTCTTAAATTCGATAGAGATAATTGGACGTACGTTAGAAAATCAAAATGATTGATGTATCAAGTGCAACCCTAGATGTTATACAAGCTATCAAAACTAATAAAGAAATACAGTTTATTCATAATGGTAATGTTCTTTGTACTGTTAAACCTACTGCTTTTCATGGAGACTTTGATGGTATTATAACAGACAATGAGCAAATAGATTTTAGTTATATAGATAAATGGTTAGGAATTGTGGAGGAACAATGACAGAGTATGACGTACATAAAATCTTTGAAGAACAACAAGAACGTAACAAAGTAACAGCACTACACGCTGATAACGGAGTAATTGAATTACGATATGCTGATGGCACGACAGAAATTTACAAAAAACGTAAATGGTTAAATGGTTTTAAATTAATAAGGAGAAGACAATGAAAATTGTAACAACACTAATAGCACTATTAACACTGGTTGTTGGAACAAATATTTTTATCAGAGTACAAGAGCAGGACAGATTAGATACTGCCTTAGTATTACTAGATACAAGAATTAGTTCTAACAAAACAACCCTTGAAAATATTGAAGAGTATATAGTAGATGTAGGCATAGACTTTGAACAGATGCAATACATCATGATGGATAATATTAAAGACGTAGCTACTGCGTTGGATAAACATGAGCATGCACCAGTATACATTGAAAAACCTGAAGTTCCAGTTGTCAAAATTACAACTGAACCGAAAGAATTATTTATAATGGAAAGAACTTATGATCCTGAAACACAGTTACATGTTCCAAGTATTCCTACTCCTATAGTTACGTGTCCTAAAACAAACAACAAACTAGGTAAGTTTATTGCGAATGTTTCATTACAAAGAGACTATAAGTTTCTTGTCGAATATGATATTGTAAATAACAAAGTAGATAACCTTCGGTTTGACAAAAAAATACCTAGTAAATTAAAGTCTGCTGTGATACAATATATTAATTCATTTACCAGTAATGGTGATGTAACAGATTGTAAATTATCAATTAAAGTATTGGAGAATTAAATGCAACAAGAATTTTATAGACTAACAAACTCTGAATATAAAGAGTGGAATAACTTTTGTACAGAAAACTATAAAGATATATATGAGAATAAAGATGGGCATGTAGTACACTATATGCCTGAGTCTGATAGCTTTCATTTATATATAAATTCAAATGAACAATCAGGTATGCAAAACTTTTTAGAAAAAATGCTTGCATACGATTTGTAAAGATGGTATAATGCACTTACTCAAGACAATGACCTTAATATTAAAGGCTTTCCTTGAGTCACTAAGTAGCATTAGCCCTCTATCTCCATCCTCCTCAAGGAGCTACTTGGTTCAGTTATCTGAGGTGATGGGGCAACTGACTCATAGCCCCAACTCGAAAGAGTTAGCTATGGTTTTTATAATACTGTTAAATAATAAAGGAGAAAAGATATGGCAGTAGTAAATGGAACTGCGTATTGGGCAAGTATTAAAACACCTAATACAAAATTCGAGCCGGTGTACACAGTCAACCTAGTGGTTGATGATGATACCGCAAATGATTTTGCGTCACGAGGACACAAGATCAAACAGATGGATGAAGGTCCATCTATTGTTATCAAAAGAAAAGTTAATGGACCTAATGGAATGGTTCGCACAGCACCTAGATTGTTAGATGCTGAGAAGAACGAAGTTAATTATTCAGTTGGTAATGGTTCTAAAGTGCGAGTACAATACAACGAGTACGAAGGAGAGAATAAATATGGACCTTATGCAGGTTTAGATTTACAAGCTATCCAAGTACTTGATCTAGTAGAGTACAGATCAGAAGATGGTGCAGAGCTTTTAGATGGGGAGGAATTCTAATGACAGATACTCCACAATTTCAAGGTTCACCAATAACAATTAATCAAGACGATGGCTCAGCTAAAGTTTATGATACAGGATTGTTATCTAATGAAGCACAGCAGGCTGTAGGTATGTTAGCATTTACTAATCAACTTAGACAAGTGTTAGATGCATCCAGTCAGCTATTCAGTAATGTAGTCACTAACAACTTAAGTGAAGAAGCTATAGTCGAAGAAGTAGTTTCTCCAGTAGAGGTTGTTGAAGAAGACACTACTGATGATACAGATACTAAGTAACATTAGTATATACGTTAAATCGAGGGCAGGTTTCCATAGCTTGCCCTCATTTTTTTATGAGGAGAATAAATGGATCAAAGTAATTGGGATAAACACAAACTACCTTGTTCTAAATGCGGAGGTAGTGACCCAGTATCTACAAACAAAGATGGTTCAGGCTACTGTTTTAGTTGCCAACACCACTACAAAAACTATCAACAAGAAGTTGATGGGAACATTGTAGACATGGCTTTCCACAAAGAGCCTAGTACATTTTTAAATTCATACACCGGAGTCTTTGGTGACTTAACTGATCGAAAGATTAGTGAAGCTGTTGCTAAAAAGTATGCGGTTCGTGTGGTTTATGATAGTCAAGGACATGTAGCTAAACATATATACCCTTATTATAATAGTAATGAGATTGTTTCTACAAAGACAAGAACAGTTAGTACGAAAGGCTTTACAGTTGATGGTGGCTATGAAGGAACAGGATTATTTGGAGAGCAACTCTTTGGTAAGGGAGGTAAGTACCTTACGATTACCGAAGGAGAATGTGATGCAATGTCTGTATACGAAATCTTTGATAAGAAGTGGGCATCAGTTTCTATAAAGCGTGGTGCTCAAGGTGCAGTACGAGATATTAGAGACAGCATAGAGTTTGTTGAATCATTTGATAATGTTATCATTTGTTTTGACAATGACAAACATGGTAGAGAAGCAGCACGTAAGGTTGCTCGTATTATAAAACCGGGAAAGGCTAAGATAGTTTCGTTGCCTGAAGGTTTTAAAGATGCGAATGCTATGCTTGAACAAGGACAGTATGCACAGTTTACTAAAGCTTGGTGGGATGCTAAGACATACACACCATCAGGTATCATGGAACTGTCTAGTGCTAAAGATAAGTGGTTGTATCGAGAACAGAAAGATAGCATTGCTTATCCTTGGGAAGGCTTAAACAAAAAGCTTTATGGTATGCGTAAGGGAGAGTTAGTTACATTGACTGGTGGTACAGGACTTGGTAAGTCAAGCATTACACGAGAGCTTTCTCATTACTTAATTAAACATACGTCAGACAACGTAGGTATCATAGCTCTTGAAGAAAACTGGTTAAAGACTGCAGATGGTTTGGTTTCTATAGAAGCTAATGATCGTTTGTATCTTGAAGAAAAACGTAAGAAGTATACTGATGAACAACTTACCGAGTTATTTGATAGAGTTATTCAGAAAGATAAAGTATTTATTCATGCTCATCTTGGAGCTACAGATATTGACGAGATATTTTCTAAACTTAGATACATGATTGTCGGTTGTGAATGTCAATGGGTTGTAGTAGATCACTTACATATGCTAGTCAATCAGCTTACAGAGATGGATGAACGTAGAGGTATTGATAATTTAATGAATAGATTACGTTCTCTTGTGGAAGAGACCGGTGTAGGTATGTTCTTAGTATCACATTTAAGACGAGCAGCAGGTGAGAAAGGACACGAGCAAGGTATTGAAGTATCTCTATCTCATCTTAAAGGTTCACAAGGTATATCACAACTATCAGATTGCGTGATTGCTTTAGAAAGAAATCAACAAGCAGACGATGAAGTAGAATCCAATACAACCAAAGTTCGTGTACTTAAATCTAGGTACACCGGTGATACAGGATTAGCTTGTAGCTTGCTTTATAATTCAGATACTGGTAGAATGAGTGAGGTTACAGATGATGTAACGCTTGACGATCTACCATTTTAGGAGAAGACATGAAAGAAATTGTATTTGATATAGAGGCTAATGGTTTAAAGCCTGATAAGATTTGGTGTATTGTAGCTAAACCTTTAGGTGAGCCGGTAGTTTCATTTGGTCCGAACAAAATTAAAGAAGGCATAGAGTATTTACAATCTGCTGACTCATTAATAGGTCATAACATTTTAGGTTTTGATTTACCTGTTATTAAAAAACTTTACGGAGTAGACTTAACTAAGCATAAGATTAAAGATACATTAGTCATGTCTCGATTGTTTAATCCAGTACGTGAGAATGGTCATAGTTTAAAAACGTGGGGCTACATCATTGGCTTTACTAAAGATGAACAGCCTGAAGATTGGGATTCGTTTTCACAAGACATGCTTAAGTATTGTCAGAAGGATGTAATCTTAAATGAAAAAGTATACAACAAACTATTACAGGAAGGTGAACAGTTTGATGAAGAATCTGTCAAGCTAGAACATGGTGTAGCTTCAGTGCTAAAAGATCAAGAAGACTTTGGGTTTGAATTTAATCAAGAGTATGCCATGATGTTAGTAGCTCAACTTAAAGAACGTATGTTTAAAGTTGAGAACGAAGTACAGCAGGTGTTTAAACCTAAGATGGTAGATGTCAAACATGTTATACCTAAACTAAAGAAAGATGGTACGTTATCTAAATCAGGATTAACTGTAGAAGAATATGACAAACTCATTGCACAAAAAAGTTACTTACCTTTTATGAGACAAAAGTTACAACCTTTTAATTTAGGTTCTCGTAAACAAATCGGTGAGTACCTTACAGACTTTGGTTGGAAACCTAATCGATTTACTCCGACTGGTCAACCTATTGTAGATGAATCGTCTTTAGCTAAAGTTAAAAAGATTCCTGAAGCTCGCTTGATAGCAGAGTTTCTGTTGCTACAAAAACGTATAGCTCAGATTGATTCATGGATACTGGCTGTACAAGAAGACAATCGAGTACATGGGTTTGTAATACCTAATGGTACAATCACTGGTCGTATGGCTCATCGTGCTCCTAATGTTGCACAAGTTCCGAGTGTGACTAGTGAGTATGGTGCAGAATGTAGATCATGTTGGACAGTACGGGAAGGTTACAAATTAGTAGGAATAGATGCTAGTGGTTTAGAATTAAGAATGCTTGCACACTATATGGATGATAAGGAATATACAAATGAAGTTACAGAAGGAGACATACACACAGCTAATCAAAAAGCTGCAGGACTTAAATCAAGAGATCAGGCTAAGACATTCATCTATGCATTTATCTACGGAGCAGGAGATGCAAAAATTGGGTCAGTGGTTGGAGGAGGTAAAAAGCTTGGAGCAGAACTTAAGCAACGCTTCCTCGATAATAACCCATCACTTAAAGTTCTTAGAGAACGAGTATCTAAAGCAGCTAAACGAGGATACCTCAAAGGATTAGATGGTCGTAAGATATTTATTCGGAACGAACACGCAGCACTCAACAGTTTACTACAGGGTGGTGGTGCTATAGTTATGAAGAGAGCTTTACTTATGCTACAAGATTTGATAAAATTACAATCTTTAGATGCTAAGTTTGTAGCAAATATCCACGATGAATGGCAGATGGAAGTCCAAGAAGACATAGCAGACTTCGTGGGTGATCTAGCTGTAAGATGTATAGAAGAAGCCGGTGAGTACTACAGCTTACGTTGTCCGCTTACTGGTGAATATAAAATAGGAGATAACTGGAGTGAAACCCATTAAAGATTCAAATAGAAAAGGAGACTTTGCAGAGTATTACGCAGTCACGTGGCTGTGGGATAATGGCTATGAAGTATTTCAAAACTCAGGATGCACTGGTCCTGTTGATATGATTGCGTTAGATAAAAAAGGTAAGGTGGTTTTAATTGATGTAAAAACTACTCATACAAATAGTGATAATAATAAGAAACCAAACTGTAAGAAGACTCGTACAAAATTACAACAAAAATTAGGAGTTAAATTATTAGGATTCAATCCTGATACAAGAGAACTACACTTTATAGAGCATGTAAAATGAAAAAGAAATTAGAAAATATTGTACCTGATATATACAAAGCTATTGCTCCTTTAACAAAAGGAAACGGATTAGATATCTCAGAAGAAATGATTGATTCATTTGGTGAGGATATGAAAGCAGCTATGCGAGATTGGGTTAAGAAACAACCTAAGACTAAAGATTCTTTACGGATGTCTAACATAGGAAAGCCTGCTCGACAACTTTGGTATAACAAACATTCCAAAATAAAAGCAAAAGATTTACAGGCTACATTAATGATTAAGTTTTTGTATGGTCATATCCTCGAAGCTCTTGTAGTTTTTCTTGTTAAGTTATCTGGACATGCAATTACTGATCAACAGAAAGAAGTAAACGTCAATGGTATTAAAGGGCACATGGATTGTAAAATAGATGGAGAAGTCGTAGATATTAAATCTACATCAGGCTTTGCTTTTAATAAATTTAAGAATGGAACTTTACCTGAGAATGATAGCTTCGGATACATGGCACAGCTTGCCGGATATGAAGAAGCAGAAGGCACAGATCAAGGAGGTTTTCTAGCTATCAATAAAGAAACCGGAGAACTTTGGTTTTTTAGACCCGATGAGCTTGACAAACCTGATATAAAGTCTAAAATTAAAAGGTTGAAGGCAACTCTAAAAAAGCCTGAACCTCCTGAGTTATGCTATCAACCTGTAGCAGATGGTACTCAGGGGAATTTCAAACTTCCAAAAGAATGTACATGGTGTCCTCACAAAATCGAATGTCATTCGGAATCTAATAACGGACGAGGCTTGCGTATCTTTGATTATGCAAGAGGTCCTGTGTTTTTTACAGATGTAGTTGCTCAACCACGAGTACAGGAGATTACACATGAATGGCAAGAAAAGTAAATTAATACGTAGACAAGCAGAACAACTTCAGGTACAATGGATTAATAGTTTATTGACTGAGGATGCTGACAAAGTAACACCACAAAGTTTAGACAAAGCATTGCCTGATCAAGAATATTATTATAAAGGATATACAATTCATCATGCGTTCATGAATCATAAGTGGGTTGAAAAAAAATTAAAAAGAAATAATAAAATAACTTTAAATGAATTATTAAATACTGATGGCTGAAGTTAATCTAGATGATTTAAAATTAGAAGACTTATTATTTATAGTAGGTGGTTCAATCTTTCAAGGAAGCACTACTGATGATATAGAGTTAGAAGTGTTATTAAAATTAGAAGAGTTACTTAATATTAAATTAGATGAAAGATTAAATGGTATACCAGTAAATGCTGTGATACATTAAGGAGATAAGATGGAATATAAATTTGACGAAAACATAAACATACGAGGAGTGCAACAGTACATTGAAAGTACTTACACACAGCACTATGCTCATTCTAAGTATCAAGCAACAGATATGATTATAGATGCAGGACATGGTGAAGGTTTTTGTGTCGGTAACATCATGAAGTATGCTATGAGATATGGTAAGAAAAATGGTAAGTCTGATTCAGACCTTCTTAAAATTATACATTATGCTTTAATAGCTTTATACTTAAATCAGGACGATAAGCAAGATGATTAAAGAATACTTAGGAATACAAATAGATTACAGTAAAGATAAGAAACTAGATAAATTTAGTATTGATACATTACAAGACAGGTACTACTGGGAAAATGAACAGAGTCCACAAGAAGCCTTTGCAAGAGCTGCAGTATTTGGAGCTACACATAGAGGACATATAAATTTTAGTTTAGCACAGAGGTTATATAATTATGCATCCGATCATTGGTTTATGTTTAGCACTCCTATACTTTCTAACGGGGGAACAACTCGTGGCTTACCTATTAGCTGCTTTCTCAATTATGTACCTGATTCGAGGGATGGTCTTTCTGATCACTATGATGAAAACATATGGCTCGCAAGTTCAGGTGGAGGTATCGGTGGATATTGGGGAGATGTTAGGAGTGATGGTGTGTCAACTGGCAATGGTTCTCGTTCTACTGGATCAATCCCGTTTATGCATGTCGTAGATTCTCAGATGCTTGCCTTTAATCAAGGCACTACAAGACGAGGAAGCTATGCAGCCTACTCGGACATATCTCATCCGGAGATTGAAGAGTTTATTAACATGCGTAAATCATCAGGTGGAGATATCAATAGAAAGAATCTTAACTTACACAACGGAGTAAACATTACAAACGAATTCTTAGAAGCTGTTAAGACTGATGATGAATGGAGATTGATAGACCCTAAGACTAATGAGCCTACTAAAGTTCTTAGTGCTAGAGAGTTATGGATGAGGTTACTTGAGACTAGAGCAGAGACTGGTGAGCCTTATTTAATTAACATTGATAGATGTAATGAAGCTCTACCAAAAGGACAAAAAGATTTAGGATTAGAGATCAGACAAAGTAATCTTTGTTCAGAAATTACTTTACCTACAAATGAAGAAAGGACTGCTGTGTGTTGTTTATCTAGTGTTAATTTAGAATACTATGATGCATGGAAAGATGATGAAAAGTTTATAAAAGATTTAGTTACTATGCTTGATAATGTGTTAGAACATTTTATTGGAGAAATAGTACATACAGAAAAGTTAGGTGGTTACACTGCAAATTATAAAAGGTTTAAAAGTTATGTTAAAGAAGGTAAAAAAGGTTTGGTTAAGGCTGCGTACTCCGCATATAGAGAACGCTCAATTGGATTGGGTGCAATGGGATTCCACTCCTATCTCCAGAGTAAAGGATTATCTTTCAATGGTCTACAACAAACTGGGATTAACAACACGATCTTTTCTAATATTAAATCCAAAGCTATCCACGCTACTACAGTCCTTGCAGAAATGCGTGGTGAAGCTCCTGACATACATGGTAGCAATCAGCGTAACACTCATCTGTTGGCTATTGCTCCTAATGCCAGTAGTTCTATTATATGTGGTGGCACTTCCCCTAGCATTGAACCATATCGTGCTAACGTATATACGCACAAAACTTTATCAGGCAACTACAAAGTAAAAAATAAATATCTAGAAAAGTTATTAAAAAAGAAAGGACTCAACGCAGAAGAAAGAGAACAAGTATGGAAAGACATTTCAAATGCAAGAGGATCAATACAAAATATTAAAATATTTAATAAAGAAGAAAAAGAAATATTTAAAACAGCAGATGAATTAAATCAATTACATTTAGTAGAACATGCAAAGATTAGACAAGAATATATTTGTCAAAGCCAAAGTGTTAATCTTTTCTTTGTACCACCTAAAGCTACAGAACCTCAAGAAGTACACGATGAGTTCTTACAATACTTAAATGACGTACATTGGTATGCTATGTATAATTTAAAATCACTGTATTACCTAAGATCAGATGCAGCTAAATCTGCAGAGAATGTAAACGTAAGAATACCAAGAATTAATTTAGAAGACACAGAATGTATAAGCTGTGAAGGATAAAATATGACAGAAGAAAAATTTGATAGAATGTATGAAGGCAGATTCGATGCTCTTCAAAAGAAGTATGAAGCTGAGATAGCTATTGCTAAGACTGAACTAGATACTTATTTTCAATTAAGTGTAGGAGTAGCTGAACATCCTCACATTATTGAATCAATGGATTTACTATTAGAAAAAATTGCAACTGCTCAAGAAAAACTAGAGTTACTACTTAAGGAGTTTTAATGAAAGATTCATTTAGTGAGTTCTGCAGACGAATGTGGTTAGATCATTGCGATGAAAACAAAACACCACACTCTACAACATACACAGAAAAAGAATATAAAAAAGAATTTAACAAATGGCTACTGCAAAAGTATGCTAAAGAACAGGAAAACACATGAGTTTATTAGGAACACAAAATTATTTTAAACCTTTCGAGCATCCTTGGATGTTTGATTACTGGGATTTACAACAACAGATGCATTGGATACCTAACGATGTACCTTTAAATACAGATGTAAAAGATTGGAACAATCATCTAACAGATGAAGAACGTAATTTAGTTAAACAAATCTTTAGATTGTTTACCCAATCTGATGTAGATGTTGGTGCAGCTTATACTCATAAGTATATGAAATTGTTCAGAAAACCTGAAGCCCAACTTATGATGTCAGCTTTTGCTAACATGGAAGGAATACACCAAGTAGCTTACAGTCAATTATTAGAAACTATTGGTATGCCGGATAAGGAGTACAAAGCATTTGCTGAGTACGAAGAGATGGCTAACAAACACGAGTATCTTTTAAACTTTAAACCGACTCGTAACAATAAACGAGAAATTGCTAAAGCTCTTGCAGTTTACTCAGGCTTTACAGAAGGACTACAATTATTTAGTAGCTTTGCAATCTTGTTAAACTTTCCTAGATATGGTAAAATGAAAGGCATGGGTCAGATTGTTACGTACTCTATACGTGACGAGTCNTTACATGTTGAAGCTATGACTAAACTTTTTCGAGAATTTGTCAAAGAGAATCCGGATATATGGACTGACGATCTTAAGAAAGAACTATACGATATCTGCAGAAAGATGGTAGAGTTAGAAGATAAGTTTCTTGATCTAGTATTTGAGATGGGTAATCTTGAAGGACTTACTAAGGATGAAATGTATGCGTACAATAGATACATAGCTGACAGAAGATTATTACAGTTGGGATTAAAACCAAACTTTAAACAAAAAGACAATCCGTTGGAGTGGATTGATGAAGTGATAGGTGTTGAACATCAAAACTTTTTTGAAGGTAAAGCAACATCTTATATGAAAGCAGGGCTAAGAGGAAATCATGGAAGTTTAACTTTTACGGAATTGCAAAATGAAAAAGAATGAAGCCACATTAATTAGTTATAAATTAGTAATGGATCAAAAAGGAAAAGTGTATAGTGAACGTAGCATTAGTGATATAGATGAAATTGAAGAACGATTTAATCCNATTTTATTTAACACTTTAAAGACTACCTTGCGAAGAGCATCATCTGAACTAGACACTATTCATAATAAAATTGAAGCAGATTTAAATTGTCGAATTCAATAAGGTATAAATCTTTAAAGGTTCTGACTTACCTTTTACAGGTATAGGTTTTAAAATCTTAAAAACATTTGAGCACTTGGATGTGGTTACTTGAGTAATCAGTAGATCATGTCCTGCTTCCTTACAGGCTGATTCAGTTCTAGCTGCAGTATTAACTGCATCACCTATTGCTGTGTAATCAAAACGTGATTCACTACCCATGTTTCCTATTACAGCTTCACCACTATTGATACCAATCCCGATAGCTATGGGATCAATGTTTTGTTTTTCTAATTCTTTATTTAAAGTTATCATTCCTTCTTGAATATCTAATGCACAGTCTACTGCTTTCTGTTCATGTCCTTCCAAGTCTAATGGTGCTCCGAAGATAGCCATCATTGCATCCCCAATATATTTATCTACCATACCACCATGTTTCTGTACTGCATTCTGTTGTACAGTCAATGCTTTGTTCATAACATAGGTTACATCTTGAGGATCAAGTTTCTCTGACATTGCAGTAAATCCTCTTACATCTGTAAATAAAAATGTACAATATTTTTTCTCACCACCTAGCTTTAAAAGTTCTGGATTGTTTTGTAATCTTTTAACTTGAGCAGGGTCTAGGTAGTGTTCAAATTGTTTCTTGATCTGCTGACGAAGTTTAAATTGTGTTCTATAATTTAGATAGAAAGCTACACTTGCAGTTACAAACTGAGACATCAAAGACCACGACACATCTATTAAGATTCCACGTTGAATTAAGTAGTATCCAGAAAACGCTGTTAGAGCTCCG